ACATCTACTGGATAATATAAACCATTTTTAACTTTATATTTTTGCTTTGGTTTATTTGATTTATTTAACCAACTATCAGCAAGATTTTCTAATTTAGAATAACCATAAAATTTATGAGTTTTATCTCTAATTGCATCCATTACTTCATATTTTGATAAATCTTTAGGTGATTTTCCAGCAAATTTTTCATCAAGATAATCATGTAATGACTCTTCTTCTAAATCAAAATTATCAATATTAAATTTTTCACCACGATAGAATTTTTTATGGAATTCTTTTAATTGACTTGGTGTACCACTGAATTTGACTTTTCCGTCTGGCATTTCTTCAAGTTTTACACCAGTTTTTTCAGCTTGCGCTCTAACATAATCCATTTCATCTTCATCAAATTCATCAATTGCTGAATATTTCATTTCTTTTTTCTTTGGTTGTTCTTGTCCACCTTGTCTTTTTGCTTCAAATTCAGCAATAGCAACATCATCTAATTCACCTTTACTAATTTCACCACGTTTATAACGCTCTCTTGCTTCAGCTACTGCAGGTGAGTCACCGTTATCGCCACCGATTTTACCTTTATAGCCATTCATTTCATCTAACCACTCTTTAAATTTACCACTTCTAACTTCATCCATTGTTTCATTAAAAGCATCTTTTAAAGAATATTCATTAATATTCACTCTATCAGAAATTCTTTTTCTAACTTCTTCTGGGTTAATATTAAATTCTTTAGCCCATCTATCAATCATCTCTTCTTGGTCTTTACTTAATGTAGCTTTATCACCTTTGATTTTATCGGATTGATTATCATATTCTTTAAATTCTTCTTCATAATCATCATCAAATGCGTCCAAACCATCTTTATCTGATTCACCATAATTTGTTTTTTCTGCCCATTCCATAAAATCGGAATAGTTTTTAGTATCGTGTTCTAGCCCTCTATCTTCTAAATATTTTTTATATGCTGCTCTATGTTCTGCATCATCTTTATAATTAAATTTTTTACTTCCGCCACCTTGATGTTGACATTTTTGACCATCTACTTCATCGTTACTAATAACGTGACCGTGGTCATCTCTTTTCATATTTTTAAAACCCATAATTATAAGCCTTTCTTTATTAAGTATACCTCTAATAATATTATACAATAAAAAATTCACAATGTTAATAAAAAAGAGCCCTCTTACGAGAGCCCTTAATCGGCCGCTATATTAATTAGGCGTGTTGTGCTAATGAAACAGCAGTGGCACCGCTTGTAGCAATGATTGTGTCGCTATCATCAACTAAAGCGAAGAATGCTTTAACTGAACCAGCAGCTTCAGTAACATCAGCATTTAAAGCCGCGAACTTATAATCTGTACCAGCAGTACCGGTTAATGTCGCACCTAATGTGAAGCCGTCTTTTTCATAACCTGAACCGGCATCGTTTTCTTCAATATACACGACTCTGCCTCTTAAACCGGCTGGAGATGTATAGAAGTTAACAAGCTTCCAAGCATATTGTGCAGCACCTGGTCTTGTATCAACAGCTAATGTATTAACTTTTGTGCTTGCAGCAGCTTCACTGACGGAAACGTATGTGCCAACAATTTTGTTTCTTGGAACAACCACACCATGGTAGAGTAAGTAGTTGATTAAGTAACCATGGAAGCCAGCTAAACCAGATTGTTCTGGACCATAGATTTTATTCCATTCAAGTTTTCTGATTGGGACAACGGCTTTGGTGGAAACAATCATATAGTTAATAACGGCAGAACCGTCTTGTGCACGATAACCATTTTGTGTTAATAATGGGTTTGTGAAGAAACGGTTGCTTGGAACCATAATAATTGGTCTACCAGCATATTTTTCAACTGTGAAATCTAAACCAGCTGGTGAACGATAGTCGCCTTGGGTTAAGAATTTTGTTAATTCACTGGTGTTACGGATTAATGTCATAACGGATGGATTAACGAAAATAACTTGTTCTTCTTCTGGAACTTCATGTTCACTTAACCATTCAAATGCAGCATTGAATTTACCAATGATTTGGTTCGCACTGATTGTTTCAACGTGCATATTGCCTAAAGACACGCTTGCTTTGTCGGCGATAACGCCAAATCTGCAAACATCAACTTCAGGAATAACTTTTGTTCTGTTAAATTCTTCAACAGCATTACCGATAACAATACCAGCTGTTTCTTCATCACTGATATAGTCAATACGGAATTGTTTACCTCTGACCCATTGGAGTCTGAAGATTTCCCATTGAAGTGAAACGTTACCTAAACGGAAACCGTCTCTTTCACCAGAACCTAAATTACCAGCATATGCAGCATAATTCGCTGGGTCGCTTGGTCTGGCTTGGCTTGGACTTAAATAACCTTCAGAACCAACTTGTGTTTGGTAATAATCTGAAAGACCGTCCATTAAGAATGAAGCAATTTTGACGTAACCAGTTTGGTCAAATTTAACATCAATAAATTTGCTTCCTTGTTCAAGGATTGCTGTCTTAGCATCCTCAAAGAAATATTTATCAATTGCTTTTGGTAAATATTTTTCAATAAGCTCAAAACTATTCATCTTTTAATCTCCTTATAAATCAACGCCTAATAATTCACCAGCAGCTTTGGCGTCTTTATCTTCAGCTGCCATTTCTTCGTCATGTTCTTCAAAATCATGACCTAATGCATCCAAAGCATCTTTTAAGAGACCTTTAATTGTGTCATCGTCAAGACCCTTTTCTTGGAGCATTTGTAATAATTCTTCTACTGACATTATTGTGTCTCCTTTATTTAAAATTTAACGCCTAGCAACTTACCTGCGATATCAGCTTCATTAGCTTTAGGTAATGTATGAGCTTCAGAACCCAAAGACCTAATTGTCGTTGCTGGCGCTGCTTGCTTTAACCATTCACTATGTGTAGGAAGTGCTTTTAACAACTCTTCTTCAGAAAAATCTAAATTATTTCCTTTAAAATATGCAATAATATCATCATATTTATCTGGATTAATATTATTCCTTAAAAATGCATTTTCACGCATTAATTCAGAATTTCTTAATTGAATTTTTCCAAATTCGTCATTCATTGAACCAAATTGTTTACTTTTTTCAAATAAATCATCTAGTCCTTGTAAATTTTCAACACCATACCTTTTGAAGAAAGCACCATGTGAGCGCATTACTCTTTTTTTCATCATGTTAATTACTTCTTCTTTAGTATAGCGTCTTTCAGAAGTGACTGAATTATCCACAGTTGATGGCGTTTCGGTCATCTGAGGCTCAGTTACTTCTGGTTGTTCTTCTACTCCAGCCGTTGGAGTAACATTATTTTCCGGCATTTCAATCATAAAATTGAGTTTTCCTCCTCCGAGTCATTTTTATTATAAATTACAAACGGACATTTTAGAACACTTTTTTCCATTTTGCAATTAATAATTTAGTTTTTTCTATTTGGCGTCTCAGAAGGTCTGTAGGATGCTTTTTATATAGACTTTGCAACAAACGTAACCTATCTTCATAATATTGTAAATTTGCATCTTTTGGAGTCTGCAATCTTTTATCACCAATTTTTCTATGCGGAATTTTAAATTTACCTTCTAAAATCTCATCAATACTATAATTTGTGAAATAGTGTCTACAATTCGGTCTAGTAATAAACCACACTGGTGCACCTGTCACCCATTGTACCGTTTTAATTCCATTCTCTCTAATATATTCACCTAATTTACCATCAGTGTCATAATTATGCCAATATCTATCAACATAAATCTTACCTTGCCAAGGAGCGTGGTCTTTAGCTGAGTCTTTATGACTACTTGCAACATAGAATATCTTACCGTTCATACGGTTTTCTTTCCAAGCATTATCTAATATCTCAATCTTACGATCGCTTTCATATCTTCTTACTTCATAATGTACAATTTTACTGGCTTCATAATTAACAGCTTTTTTATTGTACATTTGCAAAATTGCCACTGCTAATACGTCCAAACCACCTGTACCATAATACTGACCTGCACCTTTATCTAATTTTTTAACTCTATTTGTGAGTTTAACCATATATGCTAAAAGCACTTTATTCGGATTTACAGTCGCTTTAAATAAATCTTTATGAATATCTCTTACAGGTTTATGCTGTAATATATCACTATAAATTATCGTCAGATATTGGTTCTTCTGGTTCAACAGTTGCTTCTTCATCTTCTCCTGTTGGTACCATAGCTTCGTTAGTTCCTTGTTCATTATTACCACCTAACATACTATTTAAATCAAAATCATCTTTTTGTCTATTCTCTTCTAACCATGCAATTTCTTTTTCACGTTCTTCATCGCTATCATCTGGCCACATCATCTTTACAAATCTTTCTGTACTCATTTGTCCTTGTGACCAAGCATTACCTAAAATTGGTAACATTGTCTCTGTAGCTGGATTTGCAAATTCACAATATTTAACATTAATATCATAGTCCATTAATGTAATTATTCCAGTGTCCATATATTCTTGTAACATTAATGATAAAGTAACAATTTGTTTAATCATTCTTTCTTCACCATTCATAATATTATTACGGGTCATAATAGACACTTTTTCTTTCTCTCTTTGAGCCATTGCATTATCTTTTTTAGCCACATCAATACCTAATGTCGCTGGTGATAATACACCAGTAAAAATATAATCCATGACATCTTTACTTAAATTACCATATTTATCAAAATTTAAATCTGGTTGTTCAGTTACAATATCTTGATTGACATGACCCTCACCATCAGGAATTCCTTCCTTCATCATAATCTGTCTGTTATATAAATTTTCGTAACCAATCGCACCATTTGGTCCTCTTTGCATCACATCCGGATTAATCCATGTAATTGGTGTAGATACACGGTTAGTTTGAGAGGCTTGTGACCAAATTTCATCTAACATATCAAATAAATCTAATTTACCAGCATAAATACTCTTACCATATTTCGGATTTAATGGGTCATAGAAATATCTGCTTGGAACAGCCAAAATCATATCTAAGCCTTCTACAACTTGTTTTTCTCTTGGAATATCAGCTAATTCAGGAATATCATCCAAATTTGCTTCTAAAATTTCATTATTTTTCGCTAATTTAAATAAATTATATTCAATGTAGCTATTTCCATCTGCTTTATAACGTTGTTCAATTAATACGTAATTATCGTTATTTTTCTTATAATACGATTTAAATAACATACCAATTAATAAACCGCATTTATAAATATATTCAACATCTAGACCTTCATAAAATTCCCAAATCGGATGCTTACATAAATCCTTATTAAAATTCGGTTTCCAACCACCCCAGCCTTCTGCTAACGTTAGTGGTCTAGCTTGTTGTGTTAATTTATTGGTAAAATCATTCTCTTCAGCAATTGCATCCCATACTTCTTGTTTATCAGCTATTGTGATTTTTGGCATATCCACAATATTGGTAATAGTTTGTATAATCGCATGAGGAATACCAGAATGGACTCTTTTAATATTACACTCTTGGCTGCTTTTACCCCAGAAATAGTTACGTTTATTACGATCATAAATAGGTTCTTTATTAAATCCACTAACATTCTCGCCAGTATAAAATGCCAATAAATCATCACCGTTACCTAAATACCAAATTTTATTAGCAATAACTTCTTCACTTTTTATATTCTCTGTATCATTAATGAATAATAATCGGTCATTGTTTGGATTTTCAGGTAATTTATCCAAACCTAAGAATTTCATTATTTTCTTTTTAATCCACTCAGTAATTGTCATCTCTCTTTAAACTCCTTATATCGTTTTATATACGGAAGCATCGGTATCCACGAATATTCGGAGCCATTTAATGCATGGTCGTTACCATCTGCTCGGCAATGGCCTTCCTCATCCTTTTTAGATGCTTTTATTTCTCGTATTAAATTATAACACATATCAGTAAATAAGTGTTCAGAAAATGCCATTAATAAATTATCAAAGTCAACTCTGGATTGAATTTTATTTTTAGTTGAATTAACAAATCTTATATTGATTAATCCTCTTTGCTGAGCTTTTATACGTAATAAACCTTGAAAATCACCAGGGTCAGCAGATTCAACATAACATATAATCATCTGTGACCTCATAAATGGATATAATTCTCGCCATTCTATTAATTTTTGTATCATATCATCAGCAATTTCAGGTCCATCCTTATGCACATTTTTGCCTTCGTTTGTATAAAAATACTCATTTATTGATACTAATGTACTATTATCGGCAGTTAATCCTGTCAATTCCATTGTCATTGCACTTCTATAATTTTCTTTCAATACCTTATTCTCACCATTAGTACCACCAATATCTATACCAATATAAAACCTACTATACGTAAAATTCATCGCTCTATTGTGTGGAATAATAAGTGAGTCATTAAAATATGGATATGTCGCATCGCCAATATGACCCCAACAACCTAAACCTTCAACCTTATAAATATCATACGCATTATTCTTTAAAATTAGCATGGACTCATCCTTCTCAGGACGTCTGTAAGTATTACACCTAAATGAGCTTATATGCAATGCCAGACCATACCCATAACCTAAATTAAAATCTTTAATATATTTGTACATATAACGCTCATTTTCAAGTGTCTGGATGTCATCTTCTAAATTGCCTTTAAAAAATACATCGTATAGCCAATGACCAACATCCCACGCATTAAATAGAAATGTGATTTGGCAGAATAATCCATCTGTATCAGGTGTATTTGGAAGTCTGAGAGAGCCATCTACAACACGAAAATCATCATAACTTTCTAACTGACTAGCTTCTTCAAAATATATATCAGTCCAATAACCAGTTACGACACTAGTGGATGTGATATTTTCTACGTCATTCATACCGCTGAATAATATTACTTGACCTGTATCTTTACGCTCTATCTGCAATGGTGATTTAGTAAATTTAAATAAATGCTTAATTCCGAGTTTATTACAGACACTTTTAATAATAGTGTAATTTGAATTAGCATTATCTTTATCATGCTGACGTATCATCATAATGTTGCGTCGTTCATCAGATAAAATTTTAAATATTACCTCTAAAGCAGCAAAATTATATGTTTTACCAGTCTCACGAGCACCTTTAAGTGCTTTATATCTCGCATCACAATTAGTAAACCAAATATCTTGAAAATCAGTAAGCGTTAGCTCTGTATCACTTATCTGTGTCATTACGTTTTATATCCTTAATTTTACCACCTAATACAACTTGTACCTTACCTTCTTCAGCTACAAATTCTTGTTTAGGCATATATTTCTGATTAGTACGTTCTAATACCCAAGCTTTACCTTGCCAACCAGGACGACCACTACCAATATCTTCTAACGCAGCTTCTTCAAATTCAGCACGTGATTTTTTAATGGTGTAAAAGTATGACGAATATAAAGAGTCAATATCAGCTACATAATCAGACTCACCTTGACTCATCCAATTAGAATGACTCATAGTTGTAATTCCAAGCAAATCGCAAGCAGAAGTAATTGGTAATCCTTTACGCAATTTACTTGCCATTAGTTCTATTAATTCTTCATTTAACTTACTTGGTCTACCCATACTCATTATTATTATATAGCATAAACATGAAAGAGTAAATATCGGATAAGACGCGCGGTTTTATTAATTATGTGTAAAAAACTTTCGTGATTATCTGCTTGAGTCATGACGCAGAATTAATAGTTTTAATAGTTTTTTAATAGTTTTTTAATAGTTTTATCGGTATATAATACCGTAATAATAGTTTTAATAGTTTGCTATATATACGTATATATACATAAGAATAAGTTTATAAAAAAGCAAAAAACTATTAAAACTATTAAAGGCATCATTCCATAAGCTAGCTTAAAAACGAATTTGTGATGGATGTCACATTTTCTTGCGTATGCGTAACACAATTAGTAATGGAAAAGGCCGCTTTCGCGACCCATATATACGACCCATAGTAATGGTAGGTTTAATGTACCAAAACTCTGATGTGATAACGTTGAATATTATAACCGCCTGCTCCAATACTTTCAACTCTACATTCACCATCAGTACCGATAATTTTACCATTGATAATTAAGTAACCAGCATTGTCTTGGTCTAAATGTAAATCATCAACATTCACAATTTGACCGACTCTTTCAGTAACACGATTGATAAGATTTAAGATAAGGTTTTCTGCATCTTTAGCATTTTGTTTGTAGAGGTCTTCCAATTTGGTCATATAATATTCTTCCCAATTTCTACCCCATTTATGAGCCATTTCTCTACGGAAAGCTTTGCATTCATCGTATGTATGACGTTCGGAATGGAATGCTTTATATTCTTTACCGATTTCATCTTGCTTCCACTCATCGTATCTGTTCCAGCGTTGGATTAAATTATCACGGAATTCAATGAGAGCTTCTGGTAATTGATTGAGAGTATTACGCTTCGCTTCTTCAACAGCAAGTTGATTTTCATATTTTCTGAGAGTGGCAACTGCATCACGGAGGTTACTAGCAGCATCATATAAACTATAATCATCGCCTTGTAAGAAGCAATCGTATGGATAAACTCTCTTACGGTATTCTCTCAATGGTTCGTAATTACCGTCTTCCATATATTGATTGATGAGTGAGAGAAATTCAGCACTGACTAAAGCAGCGTATTTATTGAATTTCTTTTGAAGTTTTTCAATTTGGGTGGTCTTACTTGTAATTCTTTCTTGGATTGTCATATATTAAATTCTCCTTCTGACAAGTCTATTGTAATATATTTATAATAAAAAGTAAATAATTATTTGCATAAAAAAGCACTATCATTCCGACAGTGCGATAAGATTAGAATTTTAATTCTTCACCATAAATTAATTTTGACATTTCAATATCATCAGCAGGAGAGTATTCATACCAATATAGTTCGTCGTATTTTTTTAATAATTTATTATAAAATACAGTTAATGGTTCTGATTTACCTGTCTCTAAGACACAGATATATTCATCATCATTCTCATAAATACTTCTGATTGGTTGGTATTGTTTAAATAATTCCATTACTTCTTCCATTTGATTATATCCTCCAATCTGTTGCTTAAAGTTTTATTATCTACTCGTGTACATTCTAATGTCGTAGCTTTTAAAGCCTTTCTATCAATTAAATCTTGGATTGTATAAGTTTTATTTATTTGTGAGTCAAATACTTTAATTTCTCCATTTACTACTTCAGCATTTACTGTATGACCGGAACTACAATTCTTCCAGTCCCACGCTAATACAAATCGTGCACCTTCTCCTTCAGCAAGCATATCCTTCTCCATATCTTTAATTAATGCTTTACGTGATGGATAATTTTCACCATTTGGTCGTTTATCATATCTTTTTTGATGAAGCGAACTATCAAAATCTAAAAATGCTTTTTCCATTGCTAAAGTTTGATTATATATTCTATCACTATTGCTTAAATATTTATTAGCTTCAACATCATACCCTCTTCTTCTCATTTCATATGCGATAATACATCTCTGACAGTTAGATGTATACCATTTTCTTTCAGTGGTATGAGGTTGATATTCTAACGACTCAACATAACCATTAGCATTCTGTTTTAATGCATAATCTATAGATTTATTTTTAGATTTAGGTAATTTATCTAAGAATTTTTGTGCTTCTTTTTCACATGCTTTAAGAGCTTTTCTTCTAAAATCATCTATTACTACTTTACGGTCTCTTTTATCTAATTCAGAATTATTAAATTTTAGATAATCTTTAAATCTATTAACCATTGTAAGCATATTATTAGATGGAGCAAATTCTTTAATTAAATCATCCATTTTTTCTTGCATTTCATCATCAATATTAACTTCATAAATATGATAACCATCTTTATAATATTTATCAATTTCATCTTCGCTAATTACTTTAGGATTAGCCCAATAAGAGCCGTCGCTAATATAGTATAATTTTTTATAAGATATTTTAACATCTTCATCTACAGATAAATCAATATCAATATCGTCTTCATCTGCTGTAGATTTTAATTCATCATCTGAATTCTTTTTATTATCAAAAAATTTAGAAATCGCATCTTCTTCAGATTGACCTTTTAAAATAGGAATATGATTGCCATTAACAGTTATCCAACGTTCAATATCTTTATCTTCAACCATTATTATTACCTCCTATAAACATTATATCATTAACAGAGCGTGCGATTACATAAATATGTCCACGAGAACGGATATTGTTCATAAATTTAATTTGGTCAGGTCTTTGTTTACCTGTAGGAGTCTTAACTTCTACATAATATGTGGTTCCATTATTAGATAATATTAATAAATCAGGAAATCCTTCTGGTAAACCTGTATCAAACCATCCTCCATCAGATAATCTCACTTTACCAACATTACATCTGAAACACAATATATCATGCTGACCGCACCATAATCTGATTTCATTCATTATTTTATGTTCCGGTGTCATTCAGGTACTCCTTTAATTCTTTAATGCTATATATATTATATTCTTCTAAAATATCTTCTATAATGCCTAATTTTTGAATTGCATTTTCTAAGTGTTCAATACCAAAATTATCTAACTCATATAATTGTGTATCAAGATTAAATATCGTCATTCTCATCGTATATTTCCTCTTCAATCATATATCCAGATAATGGTTCATCTCTCTCTACAATATAATATAAATAACAATCATAATATCCATCATAAATTTTACGAATTACATTATAAATTTTATTATTTACTTTGACTTTCATTTTTGAAATTCTCCCAACATTCTAACATTTGTTCACGCCATTCACTTTGCAAACTATAAGACTCAATACAATGATTGCGATTTTTACAGTGATTACATTTAAATCTGTAAATAAAACTAGTTTTTTGTTGGTCATTTGTATCAAGCTCATATGGAGTAGCAGCAATATTTTTAAAAGGAATATAAATTGGTTCATCATTTTCATCTAATAAGATAAATTCTTCTCTATCAATACTTAAAAATAATCTTTCTGTATCTGCATAACACACCATATGATTATCTTTATTAATATACCATACTCTATCATTTTCTAAAAGTTGAAGAATATTTAATAAATCAACACCGAAAAATTCTTCGGCATCTTCATATTGACGCAATTTATCAAAAATTATTTTCGCAGTTTCATTATCGCTGATTAACCTTCTATTTAATCCATTTGTTAACTTTTCCATATTTAATTATCTCCTTCTAATTTAAATAATTGTTTTTTCATACATTGATAAGTATTAATAATACCTTCCATTTGTAATTTATTACCATATCGTGTATTTACTTTACCATTATTCATATGATAAGTTACGATACAATAAACATTTTCTCCATTAAATATCCAGTCCATTTTATAAACTGTACATTGGCATTGATTGCTAGTGAATTCCAATATCTTCATATTTATTATAGACCTCCATTAATTCATTGTGTGCACGGACTAAATGATATTTATTCTCTTTATCATTTGACTCTCTAAGCATTTCTAAGACTAATTTAATAGCTTCATTTAATTTGTCTGCCATATTAATACCTCTTTCAGTATCATTATAATATATTTGAAATAAAAATAAAATACTTTTTTAATATTTCCATCTTTTTGTACGATAATTTGATTTTGCAGGTATTACGATATTTGCATAACATACTCCACAACATTCACCTTTTTTATAAGGTCTAGCATCGTGAGTATCTCCTTCAATTAATCTACCACAAATACAACATCTTCTATATACATTCATATTTTTATATGTCATTTCTTTTTCTCCTTCTACTTTCTAAAATTTGTTGAGCCCAATATCGTGGGTTTTTATATCCTCTTGTTATTCCTATTTTAATTAATGCATCTAAATCTTTAGCCATTCCAACTTCTATACGAGCGGCTTTACGTTTAATTTCTGTGATGCGTTCCAACTCGGCTTTTTTATCTTCTTCAATTTGTTTTTGTGTCTTACCATTATCATAACCACAATAAGGACAAATAGGTTTATTTCCAGAATATACTCTTAAACAATTTTTACACTCTCTTACAATGACATCTTGTTCTCTAGAAATATTGCGTACCTTAATATTATTATTTAAAGAATAGTTTCGTGCCTCTGTAGGCATACCATGTGTATATACATTACCAACGTAATCAATGATTATTGCAACTTTTCCTATTCTTGGTGTCAGACAGCGACAGGCCTGTTGAATATAAAGCGTCTCAGATTGTGTCGGACGTAGTAATAAACAACAGTCACATTCAGGTAAAGTAATTCCTTCAGATATTAAATTGCAGTTACACATTATTTGATATTCACCTGCTTTAAAAGCATTCATTAATTTATCTCTTTCTTTTTCTGGAGTACTTGCATCCATATGACATGCTTTAATTCCATTATTATTAAATAATTCACAAATAGATTTACTGTGTTTAATATTAACGCAATAAGCCAGTGCCTGTTTACCTTCTGCCAATTGATGGTAGTATTTAATAATATCACCATAAATTTTACGATCGCACATTGTTTCACCTAACTGTTCATTATTAAAATCAGCACCAGACATACTTACATTAGATAAATCAATATTTAATTTAGGCGCGTATATATCATAAGGTGCAATATAACCACGTTCTATTAATTCATCAGCGCTAATACCATTGATAATATAATCACACGCTAATGATTTATTATCCAATCTTTTTGCTGTGGCTGTAAATAAAATTTTCTTACACTTATAATATTCACAGATTTTGCGATAACTTTCTGCACCTGATATATGTGCTTCATCAATAATTAATAAATCTACTTTACCATTTTCACCTAAATGATGTACTTCTGTAAAGGGTGTTTCAAATCGTGCATTATTAATTAATTGCATATGCTGCCTTAATAACATTCTTCTATGAGTTAATATTAATACATTAGAATTTTTACGATATGCATTATCACAAATTTCTTTTATAATATACGATTTTCCAGACCTACAAGGTAATACAGCACACACAGAATTATATATATGTAATTTATCATATATTTCGTTATAAATAGCTTGTTGATAATCTCTTAGCATTCTAATAAATAAATATCCAAAGCATCTGTAAATTCAATTTTTTCAATTTTACAATTTGCTAAATCTCTTGGAATAATTTCTCCATAATTATTAATTAGTTTAATTCCACGAATATATAAATTAAATTCACAGTTAATTAAACCTAAAATATCTTTTAGTATCATAAAATTCACCTCTTAATTATTGTATCATATACATATTTTGTGGTTAAAAAAAGTAGCATTGGCCATTATGATTAGAAGAGAGTTTCAATGCTACTTAATGTAGGAAGGCAGTATATGTATTGAGGCTTGGAATGAATATTATTTTCTTCCTACAAGTATATTATATATCAGCTTTAAGATAAGGTTAAAACAAAGTCATTAAAATAAAGTTAATTGTTCGTAATCTTTTCTAAATTCTCCAATACCTTTCCATGCTCTTTTAATATACCAATTATAATCTATTACCCATATTAAACTATCTTTCAAAGACTCATTATATACAAATACTTGCTCTGGCAAATTTTCATATAAATTATGTCTCATTTTATCATTTTTATAAATAACACCAGGTGTTTTAGATGCAAATACTCTATTAATATTTTGTAATTTAGTAATATTAATTCCGTCTTCTAATGTAAGATAATCAAATGCACCTGGTTTACAGATAAATTGGAACATTCTAAATTGTTCTTTATATTTTTCAACAGTTTCTTTAGGGTCTATTCCATTCATAAAATATTCTACAATACAATAATGAATAATATATGGTGAGCTATATGTATGACTATCTTCTAAAAATGGATTATCCCACTGCTCATAATATTTAACTGCATTACCTTTAACGTGGATTTTACCACTTTCGTCTCTATACATATAACAATTAACATCTCGTTGATATA